GATGCTTACATTCTAGTTGAAGTAAATACAGGAGATAAAATACCTCATATTATATGGAATGATTTGGAATATGAAAATCTTCTTTGCACTTGCGATAAAGGAAGAGGTGGACAAAATTTAACACTTGGACCAGGCAAAAATAGACCAAGACTAGGATTGAAGAGCACACCACACACCAAAAAATTAGGATGCTCAAATCTAAAACTACTTATAGAACAAGATAAATTAAAAATACACGATTTTGAAACTCTAAGTGAGTTTACAACTTTTGTTTCCAGTAGTAATGCAAAAAATGGGTATGCGGCAGAACCAGGGAGATTTGATGATTTGGTAATGTGTCTTGTTATCTTTGCTTGGATGACATCCGATACATTGTTTATGCAATTGACGAAAAGTAATGCAAGACAACAAGCAATAAAAGAAAATGAAGATGAATTGATTCCATTTCCTATACTTTATAGACCAGAAGATGATAATTTTTATGTCGATGACATAGGAACAAGATGGCAAATTGTAGGACATAACGACTCTTCTAAAGATTTAAATAATTGGCAAAACAATTTCAATAACAAAAAGTGGAAATTTTAGAACACTCCTGTAAAGAGAGAAAAATATAAATATCTGTATAGAAATTATTTTTCAATTATCTTTTTTGAATACAGGAGATACAAATGGGATTTCAAGTCAGCCCTGGCGTAAATGTCAGTGAAATAGATTTAACGACAGTAGTACCATCTGCATCTACAACAGAAGGTGCTTTTGCTGGTTCTTTTTCTTGGGGACCGGTAGAGGATATTCAGTTAGTAGAGGATGAACTCGGTCTAGTCGAACAATTTGGCAAACCAACGAATGACAATTTTGTTAGTTTTTTTACTTGTGCGAATTTTCTAGCTTATGGAAATAAGCTAAGATTGGTTAGAGTTGTTGGTTCTGGTGCGGCTAATGCAACCGCAGATGGTTCTGGTGCTCTAATAAAAAATGAAGATTCATATCTAGTAGATTTTGCGGATGGTTCGGCGACTGTTGGACCTTTTGCCGCTAAGTATGCAGGCGAAAAGGGAAATAGTCTTAAAGTTTCCATATGTCCTTCAGCAAATGCATATAAGTTTCAGACACCTGCCGCTTTACGATTCTCGTCCGCAGGTGGTGGGGTTTTGGTTTCTGTAGTTGGTTCGGTTGATTTAACAGATCATCTAGAAGTTGGCAGTAAGATTAAAATACTATTAGACGATACTGCTGCTAATGTTGGTCAAGAAAGAGTTGTAGTTTCCGTGTCCGCATCTTCATTTGAAATCAATTCGCCATTTGCAGTTGGCTTGCAGTATACGCCAGTCTCTGGTTCTCAACTACAATTTTCTTGGGAATTTGCGGATGTTGTTAGGTTTGTACCAGGAACATCGGATTTTGTTGCTGGAAGAGGTGGTGAAGGAGATCAGGTTAATATAGTGGTTGTTGACGAAGACGGACTCTTCAGTGGACAAGCCGGTTCAGTTTTAGAAAGATTTGCATTACTTTCACTTGCATCGGATGCGAAATCGGAAGATGGTTCCAGTAATTATTATGTGGATGTGTTGAATCGTTCTTCCAGGTATGTTTGGTGGACAGATCATCTTCCTGCTGGAATAAACTGGGGTTCGACTGCTTCGGGTACAGTCTTTGATAGCATAGACAAACCTAGCACATTTAGTTTATCTGGTGGTTCTGATGGATCTGCTGCTAATAATTCTGATAAAATTTCAGGATTCGATCTGTTTAAAGATCCAGAAAGAATTGACATTTCATTTGTACTCGGCGGTGATGCAGATGCAACACTTGCAACATATTTGATTAATAATATAGCAGAGTTCAGAAAGGATTGTCTAGTTGTTCTTTCGCCAGAAAGAGATGATGTTGTTGCAAACTCAAAGCAAGAAGCAGTAGATATTGTCGCATTTAGAAACAATTTACCTTCTAGTTCATATGCAGTATTAGATTCTGGTTGGAAATATCAATATGACAAATACAATGATGCATATAGATGGTTGCCACTAAATGGTGATATAGCAGGATTAATGGTAAGAACTGATACCGAAAGAGATCCTTGGTATTCTCCTGCTGGATTTAATAGAGGCAATATAAAGAATGTAGTCAAATTGGCATACAATCCTAACCAATCAGATAGAGATGATTTGTATCAAGCCGGTGTAAATCCTGTTGTATCTTTCCCTGGTCAAGGTACTGTTCTGTTCGGCGATAAAACTTTGCTGTCGAAACCAAGTGCATTTGATAGAATTAATGTGAGAAGATTGTTCATTGTACTCGAAAAGAGTATCGCTCGTGCTGCTAGATTCTCACTGTTTGAGTTTAATGATGAATTTACAAGAAGTCAATTCAAGTCTTTGATTGAACCATATCTTCAGTTGGTTAAGAGCAGAAGAGGTATCTTTGATTTCTATGTCGTTGCAGACTCCAGAAATAATACTTCTGAGGTAATTGATCGCAATGAATTTGTTGGTGACATTTATATTAAACCTGCCAGATCGATCAATTTCATTCAATTGAATTTTGTGGCAGTAAGAACAGGAGTTGAGTTCAACGAGATTGTAGGTAAATTCTAATAGTAAAAACTTGAGAGGGTTTTCAAACCCTCTCATATGACCATATTAAGGGTACAATTTAGAACACACTCATATAAATATGGTTATAAATAAGTCAAATTGACTTTTTAAAGGAGATAGAAAATGTCCATTAGCGTAGAAGCGTTTAAGAATAGATTGATAGGCGGTGGAGCCAGATCTAATCTTTTTAAGGTACAGTTGACAGTACCTTCATTTTTAATTGCTGCCGCCGGCGGTAACGATTTTGAATATTTCTGTAGAGCGGCTTCTATGCCTGGAGTTACTGTAGAAACTGTAAACGTTTCACACCAAGGAAGAGTCGTTAAGGTTTATGGAAACAGAACATTTGAAGACTACACAATGACGGTATATAATGATGAAGATCACAAATACAGAGATTTGTTCTTCCAGTGGTCGAATAGAATCAATGGACTCGAATCCAATCTTTCACAGGTTCAAGATGCGGGTGTATTGAACAACTATAAGGCTAGTGCTATTATTACTCAATTGGGTAAAGATGGTTCTGCACTCAGAGCATATAGACTGGTTGGATGTTTTCCTACAGTGGTTGCACCAATTGATGTAAACTGGGATTCAACAACGGCAATTCAAGAGTTTACAGTAACACTTGCGTATGATTATTGGGTACCTACTCAGTCTTCTTCGCCTGGACTTGGTGTGAACATACCAGACGGTGCATTTTCCTTACCTATAATAAGGTAATAACATCATTATCAAACCAAACATTAATAGGGGCCCATCGGCCCCTTTTTTTGTACAATTTAAACAGACAATAAATAGATAAAGATATATAAAATACAATAGTATTTTGTTCAATACATTACATTTATCAGAGAATTAAAAATGAAATTATTTGGATTTGAACTAAAGAAAAGTAAAACTGAAGATGAGTTGAAAAAGCTACAGAAAAGTCCTGTAAATCCAAACTTACAAGACGGTTCTTTGGTCGTAGATCAATTTATGAGACAGTCGGCCGACAGTCTACAGTATGCCGCCATAAGTGAAACTGAACTGATTACCAGATATAGAGAGATGTCTTTATATCCACAATGTGATGCTGCAATAGATGATATCGTAAATGAGGCCATTTCAGTAGAAGGCAAAGAGCCAGGAGTTGAAATAGATTTCAATCTTAAATCTGATATACCCTCATCAATAAAGAAAAAAATCTCAGCCGAATTTCAAGAATGCTTATCTCTATTAAATTATAGAGAAGATGCATATAAAATTTTTAGATCTTGGTATGTTGATGGCAGATTATATTATCATGCTCTCGTCATACCAGGAAAAGAAAAAGAAGGGATCAAAGAATTACGATACGTTGATCCTAGACAAATGAAAAAAATAACCCAGATAGAAAGAGAAACTGATTCTGAAACTGGAGTTGAATTAGTAAAAAACGTTGAAGAATTTTTTGTATTCAATCAAATGGGATTAAGGGGTGGTATGCAATTTAGCACCATACCATTCTTTAACTTCAATATGCCAGATTTATATGCCACCTATAGAATCACAACAGATTCGGTTGTATATTGTCATTCCGGAATAGTGGATAAGTATGCTAATATAGTGTATTCACATCTACACAAAGCTATGAGACCATTGAACCAATTAAAAATGATGGAAGATGCATCGGTCATATATCGCATAACCAGAGCACCAGAAAGAAGAGTTTTTAAAGTAGACGTGGCTGGTATGCCACATAATAAAGCGGTACAGTTCGTACAGCAAATGATGAATACATATCGAAATAATATGTTATATAATCACGAAACTGGAGAAGTACAGAGTGATAGACAATTTTATTCAATGCAAGAAGATTTTTGGCTTGCCGTTAAAGACGGTTCGACCGGATCTTCTATTGACACTTTGCCTGGAGGTCAAAATCTCGGAGAAATATCAGATATTGAATATTTCCAGAGAAAATTCTATCAGTCT